GGTTCAGCTTCGAAGGAAGCTGATGCAGACGAACACGTTGGTTCCGGTCCCGGAGCTACCGTTCCCCCTTCTGCAGAAAACGACAAGGCGGTCGCAGCAACGAAGGCAGCAGCAAATGCTGCCCCAACAGCTGAGCCACCGAAGACGAAGGCCGGACTCATCAACGCAGTATACCAACAGCTGGCCACGATGAAGACAGAAGAACTGTCTAATGTCTATGCGACGCTGGTGAACCCAGCACTCCCACCGACCGCTGAGGAGCCATCTCCTCTGCAGACCGGTGACGATAGCACAGACAAGGACATGAGAAAAGAGGAAGACGAAGAGAAGCCAGAGCTACCAGCAGACACAACGAAGCCTGAAAAGGCTGACGATGAGGATGCCGGTGAAGATGAGGACGAAATCGAGGGCGAAGACGACAAGGCTGAAGACGAGACCACCAAGGAATCCCTTGAGGTCCTGATGAAGGCCGAGAAGTCCCTGTCCGAAGGATTCCGCTCAAAGGCTACGGAGCTATTTGAGTCGGCGGTAAATGCCAAGGTTGCAGCTGAGATCTCTAAGATCGAGGAAAGCTTCGCGGCCCGTCTTGACGAGGAAGTTGCTACGGCAACGAAGGATCTCGCCGAGAAGGTCGACAGCTATCTTGACTACGTAGTCAAGACCTGGATGGAAGAGAACAACGTTGCGATCGAAGCAGGTCTGCGCACGGAGATCGCTGAGAACTTCATCAATTCGCTGAAGAGCGTATTTGTGGAGTCCTACATCGAAGTTCCGGAAGGCAAGGAGAACCTGGTTGACACGCTCAACAAGGAAGTCTCCAAGCTCGAAGAGCAGCTGCTGAAGGCCACCGAGTCCAACATGAAGCTCAACGAATCAGTTAATGTCCTCCTGCGCAAGCAGATCATTGCTGAAGCTTCGTCAGACCTTGCTTCTACGGAAGCAGTAAAGCTAGATTCCCTGGTTGAAGACGTAGATTTCGAGAGCGCTGATACCTTCTCAAAGAAGGTTCAGACGATCAAGGAGTCCTACTTCCGCAAGCCAGTTTCAACCCCCAAGAAAGATACCGCAGTTGAATCTGCCATTCACGATGATTCTCAGCCAGAAGTTGAGATGACTCCTCTGATCGCCGCAGTTTCTTCCGCAATTTCCCGCACACTGAAGTCCTAAAGCTTCAACGTGCAATACACAAGTCAGGAGTAATAACCACAACATGTTCAACTCAGAAACATATCAGAAGAAGTGGGCTCCGATCCTTGAGCACAAGGATCTGCCCGCAATCAAGGACGGCTACCGCAAGGCAGTCACCTCCATCATCCTCGAGAACCAGGAAAAGGCCCTCCGTGAGGAGCGCGCCCAGTCCTCTTTCCAGCCCCTCACTGAGGTCGCTGCGAATGCCACCACCGGTGGTACAGGCAACCTGGCCAACTGGGATCCAATCCTCATCTCCCTTGTTCGTCGCTCGATGCCGAACTTGATCGCTTATGATATCGCTGGCGTTCAGCCAATGAGCGGTCCGACCGGCCTCATCTTCGCTATGAAGGCGAAGTACAGCACACAGGGTGGAACTGAAGCCCTCTTCAACGAAGCTGATGCCGATTTCTCTGGCACAGGCACACACGGTGGCGATCCTTCGTCCCTCTCCTCTACCCTCGGTGGTAGCGGTGCTGACACAACACCAGTTGACACCGTTTCCGACACGTTCGGCCTCGGTACCGGTATGACCACAGCTGCTGCTGAAGCTCTCGGTAACACCGGTGGAGCTTTCGGCGAAATGGCATTCTCCATCGAGAAGGCCACCGTCACAGCTCGTTCACGCGCCCTCAAGGCCGAATACACGATGGAACTCGCTCAGGACCTCAAGGCCGTTCACGGTCTCGATGCTGAGTCCGAGCTCGCCAACATCCTGTCGGCTGAGATCCTGGCTGAAATCAATCGCGAAGTCATCCGCACGATCAACGTCAAGGCCAAGCTCGGCGCTCAGACAGCCAATGTTGCTGTCAAGGGCAAGTTCGACCTCCTGGCTGACGCTGACGGCCGCTGGAATGTTGAGCGCTTCAAGGGCCTCCTGGTCCAGATCGAGCGCGAAGCTAACCAGATCGCCAAGGACACCCGTCGTGGCAAGGGCAACTTCATCCTCTGCTCGAGCGATGTTGCTACCGCCCTCTCCGCTGCCGGCGTTCTCGACTACGCTCCAGCCCTCTCCACCCAGCTCGAAGTTGACGACACCGGCAACACATTCGCTGGCGTCCTCAATGGCCGCATCAAGGTCTACATCGATCCATATGCCGTGGGTGACTACTGCACAACTGGTTACCGTGGCACCAACCCATACGATGCTGGTATCTTCTACGCCCCATACGTCCCACTGACGATGGTCCGCGCAGTTGGCCAGGCTGACTTCCAGCCACGTATCGGGTTCAAGACCCGTTACGGCATGGTCGCTAACCCATTCGCTGAGGCCACTGGCGCAGCGGGCGTTGGCGCTCCTGCAAACGACACCGGCGCAAATCGTGCGAACCGTTACTTCCGCATCATGGGAGTCACCGGTATCCTCGATAACGGCTAATTCCTGATCATACAGGAATCATAAATTGGGGCCCCTCAAAAGGGGGGCCCCTTTTTCGTGCGATAAATACTTCATCATGTCCATCACAGCTAATAAGAATTTCCTCTCTCCGAACGGTTACCGTCTGACCATCGACATGGAAGAGTTTGCAGACGTCGAGTACTTCTGCGTCTCCGCCACTCTTCCGACCGTATCGATCGCGCCGATCTCCACACCATTTCGCAACCTGCAGAACACCACTCCTGGCGAGAAGGTTGAGTATGCTCAGTTTGACCTGCGTTACATGATCACCGAGAACATGGAGAACTATGTCTCGCTCTTCAACTGGATCACGAAGAACGCCAACGAAGAGGGACTGAAATACGCTGACATGACTCTCAGCATCCTCAACAGCAACAACAATCTTATCCGCCAAGTCCGTTTCATTGATGCCTTTCCAGTCTCAATCGGTGCACTGGAGTTTCGTACTCAGAATGCAGACGTTGAGTACATCACCGGTGACGTGTCCTTCTCGTATTCACACTTTGAGTTCTCCAAATAGACCAGATAGATAATTCCTACAGTCTATTACATTATGATCAACGTTGAACAGATTCTGGAAATGTGGAAGAAGGATTGTGTCATTGATGACATGAATCTGGATGAAGCTTCTCGAGATACTGCAAAGCTGCACGCCAAGTACCTGGAGCTTCTCTCCATATCAAAGCTGGCTCTCAAGAAGAAAGAACTAGACCAGCGTGTTCTGCTGAAGGACAAGTGGATGTACTTCAACGGTAAGTTGGACAAGCAGGCTATCGATGATAAGGGCTGGGACTATGACCCATTTGGTGGCCATAAGATCATGAAGTCCGACATGCAGTACATCTACGAGTCAGATCCTGAACTGCAGAAGTCAGAGAGCCAGATTGCGTACATGAAGACCGTCGTGGACACACTGCAGGAGATCATGGACACGCTGAAGTGGAGACACACCAATATCCGCAATATTATAGAATGGAAAAAGTTTACCAGCGGCGCTTAAGGTGCATCAAACGATAAATAACATGCATGCACGATCAACCTCCGATTTTACACAAACACCACATTATTCCTAAACATGCAGGCGGAACTGATGATCCGTCCAATCTTGTCGAATTGACCATTGAACAGCATGCCCAAGCTCATAAAGAACTCTATGAGAAATACGGCAAAATTGAGGACCGTTTAGCTTGGCATGGGCTTGCTGGACTAATTGGAAAGGAACAAATCTGGAAAGAAATGTGTGGAATAGCAAAAGGCAGCAAATGGTTCTACAATCCATCCAATCCATCTGAAAGAAAAATGGTTCGCTCAGAAAAGGATATTCCTGACGGGTGGATACCGGGAAGAGGGTTGAATACATGGGCAAAAAATCGCGATTACACGAAGACTAATGAGGAGACGGTTAAGAAGCAGAAAACTTCGATGGAAATGGCTTGGAAAGATGGCAAATTCAATAATCGAAAAATATGTCCGGAAAAAAGAAAGCGAGTTTTGAACATCCTTAGGGAACGGAATCTAGGCAGTAAGCGCGAAAAAAGGCAATGTCCTCATTGCCAGCAGCTGATCGCGGTAAATGCGTATCCAAGATGGCATGGCGATAACTGTAAAGAAAAGCTTGCTCCTGAAGCATGAATAAGTAATCCACGTGCCTGACGTAATCCGAATCAAAAAGAAGAACGAGGTCTTCGTGACGGTGGACTGTGATCCATCGATCCAGAACGAGTTATCGGATTTCTTCACGTTTTTCGTTCCAGGTTACCGCTTCATGCCGGCCTTTAAGAACAAGCTCTGGGACGGCAAGATCCGTTTGTACGATCGTCGGCTCAAGACGCTTTACGGTGGCCTGATCGAATACCTGCACGAATTTGCAGAGACCCGTTCGTGTGAGCTGGAATTCGTGGACGATGATTACTATGGTCGGCCGGATGCTCAAGCGTTTCTTGAGCTGGATCAGGTGAGGGACTTCGTATCTACGCTGAATCTGTACGCTCACGGCAAGGCTATTGAGCCGCGTGACTACCAGCTCGAGGCGATCCATCACGCGCTAGTACACTATCGGGCGATGCTGCTGAGTCCGACGGCTTCTGGAAAATCGCTGATCATCTATGTGCTGATCCGCTGGTTCTTGGAGGAGAATCCTGGAAAGAAGGTCCTGCTGATCGTTCCGACCACCTCGCTAGTCGAACAGATGTTCAATGACTTCAAGGATTACTCGACGCTGGACGAGTCCTGGAATAACGAAGAAGCTTGCCACCGGATCTACTCTGGGAAAGAGAAGCAGAACATAAACTCCAGAGTTGTCATCACCACTTGGCAGTCTATCTACAAGATGCATGCCACATGGTTTGAACCGTACGGCATGGTGATCGGTGATGAGGCGCACAACTTCAAGGCAAAATCGCTGGCCTCGATTCTGGAGAAGATGTACGATGCCAAATACCGGATCGGCACTACTGGTACCCTTGACGGCACGCAGACTCATAAGCTGGTTCTTGAGGGCCTGTTCGGTCCGGTTCATCGAGTCACCACTACGAAGGCACTGATGGATTCTGATGCGCTAGCACAGCTTTCCATTGATGTGCTACTGATGAAGTATGACGACCTGACGTGCCAGGCTGCGAAGCAGTTTGACTATCAGCAAGAAATTGACTTCATCGTTGGCAATGAGGATCGCAACCGGTTCATTCGTAACCTGGCCATTGCACAGGATGGCAATTGCCTGATCCTGTACAACTATGTCGAAAAGCACGGCAAACCGCTGTACGACGCAATTGATGCAAAGCTGAACGAGTTCCCACGCCGGACTCGTAAGCTGTTCTTCGTCTCTGGAGAAGTGGATACGAATGAACGCGAGAGAATCCGTGAGATCACCGAGAAGGAAAAGGGCGCCATCATTGTGGCCAGCATGGGTACCTTTTCGACAGGCATAAATATTCGTAACCTGCACGTGATCATCTTCGCTTCACCATCAAAGTCTCAGATCCGAGTCCTACAGTCGATTGGCCGTGGTCTGCGTAAGTCCGATGACGGTCGTGCCACGAAGGTGTACGACATTGCTGACGATCTTCACTGGAAGAAGAATCGCAACTACACCCTAGACCACGCTGCAGAGCGGATCAAGCTGTATGCCTCTGAGAAGTTTGAATACAAAATC